TCATCGGACCCATCCTCACCATCTTCAGCCTCGGACTTGGACATGGACTCGTCGTCCTCATCGTCCCGATCGGAAGGAGAACCAGTCTCGTCGTCAGACTCATCCTCCTCGTCATTTTCGTCAGAAGACTCGCTCTCCATGTAATAGTTTCCGTCGTCATCCGGATACATGTCATAGTCTTCGTCCTGATCGCCGTCCTGATCAGGCTGGTCTTCCTTATGATCCTTGGCATATTGATAGAGCGCCTTGGCTGCGGCGACAACGTCCTCAAAGGATTCGCTGTTGTCAACCATGCGAACCAACTCCATCTCCTTGGGAGAGAAGTCAATGATCGCAGCCGAACCCAGCTTGAAGTACAGATTGACGCGGTCAATCAGCTTGTACGTCTTCAGGTCACGACCAATCGTGCCAAAGAAGTTCCGATCCAACAGCTGCTTGTAGCCGAGAGAGAAGGAACGACGCATACCAGGATAACGACGACGCACCATCTTTTCAATGCGAGCATCCTCAACCACATTGAGGAACATCTTGGCGCCATGCATGTTGTTGGCGTCAATCGCCTTGATTGCGGAAAGAATGGCATCGACACCCGCTGGAGTATCCAGCGCATGTCCAACCTCGTGACCAACCAGCGTATCATAGATATCGCCAGTCATGTCAGTCCAGATTGGAAGCGTCAGAACACGATTATTCGTGTCGAAGGACGCTGTACGAACTGCACGATGCTCGACCGTGAGGTTCTCGTTGGCCATGAGACGCGCAAGCTGTGACTTGGCTTCCCGGTGAATGGTGGGTGTCTTTTTCTCGATCATGTGGTCAGTATACTCTGATCGTTTCTTGGAAACAAGGACAATCTTTGTTTTCCCAATGCATAGCAGCTATGCATCTACCACATATGTATATTGGAATTCCCAATCAGTTCTTGATTGCAATGAATCCAGTAAACGCAAAGTTTTGCCAGAACGAATCAATTGAATTGGGATTGAATCCAGCAATCTCACACATTTCAATCAATTCCTGACGACTATTGGACTTCAACATGGAACGCAGTTTCTTTTCCTTCGTCATGATATCGTCATAGGTGAAACTGAGTTTCTTGAAATCATAGTAGGTGAATGTACGCATCTCATGAATCATCGGATTGTTGCCAATCGTCTTCTCGGCAAAGATGAACGCCCCACCGGGAATCAAACAGTTATAGATTTGATTGATGACATCCTGACGATCTTGTCTGGGCATGAACTGAAGAGTGAAAATAGAAGTGATCAAAGATGTATTGACAGCAAAACTTACATCACGCACATCATTCCGAATGAACTCCAAATTACTCTGAACATTCTCATCAAAGAACTTGAAGAAATCTTCTTCAATCTCAATTCCTACATAATTGGCACGAGGTGCAATTTTCTCGTTCTGACCAATCATTGCACGAAGCATCTTGCCAGTTGAACAGCCGATATCATAGACGACAGTATCGTTCTCTACAAAATACTGCGAGAGATTGATGACATCACCAATCAAGTCGTTGTATCCGCGAATGGACTGGCTAATGTGATTGTCAAAACCCTCTTCGCGCTGGGCAAATGTAAATTTTTGTGTCATCTATTTCTCCAATCCTTGCAAATATCCATGATGCGTTTTCTATTACGATAGTTGATCGTCTTGTCAGGTATTATAACAGATTCAAACAGTTTGTCAACACCTGAGCCCAATTGCAGATTGATGTGTTTCTTTACGGCACCAAATCTAGAAAATTCATCAAATGCTTCTACTACATGGTGTTTCTGAAATGGCTGATTCAATTCATACCAGTCTTTGGTCCAAAAAAACTGTTTTACTGGCTCGGTTAGATATGGTGTGATAAAGATCTTGTTGTGCATATCAGCAATCCTCTTGTGCCAAAGATAGCCAGCACAGTGATCAAGCAGAAAATAATCTTCACGAAATTCGTTGAACTTTTCCATCGTATGCTTGTAGTGTAGATTGGCTTTCTTGGATACGCCATAGTAACCATCGGCAGCCCATCCACTAAGCACTTCTTTCTCTTCTATTTGCGGATAGACATATAGAAAAGGAAAGCAGCATTCATAGTGTGTCTTCTTCTGACAATCTACTTCACGACGAAGGCGAATGAAATCCCGTATAACATTGTCAACAGGAATTTCAATCGTCTTGCACGACCAACCCATGATCTTACTTATTTCTTGTGCTTTACTTGCATCATATGTCGGCTGGTCTTTTAGATGAAACGTGTATGCAGTAATCTTCTTACCAACACGATGTGCTGCTAATGCCACAGAAATGCTATCAACGCCGCCAGACAAAAGTACAGCGACGTTGATATCGTTTGATGCTTTTTCTATTTCTTCACTTAGTAACTTGGCTATCATTATATGGCTTCAAAACATTTTCATAGATGCTACCTGCAAGAGCAGCCATCATCTTTGGTGCAACCATGCGTCCAATTCTCTCAGCCTGTTGATCAAACGTGCCTGTAAGAACAAAGTCTTCGGGTAGACTCATGATACGCTTCAATTCCTTGATCGTGAACTTTCTATTCTCGGCATAGTGAAACACGCCAGATACGGACTTCTGTTGTCCGCGCTGAGTCAAAGTTGGAGACGGAAGATCTGGACATGGGCGAATCATGTTGAAGCATGATGCCTTGGGATTCCAATCGCGAAATTCCTTGTCCGATGGCTTTGTATGTCTTGTTGGATTGAAAGGTAGTTTCGTGATCCAATCTTTTTGAAAGCCATTTTGCACATAGTCATAGAGTTCCTGCAATTCGTTCGGATCATTCTCTATGTCTTCAATTGCCTCGCGCAAAGATATGTGCTTTGCATATGTTGCATTAGGAAAAACAGTAGAGTGAATATTGAGGAAGTTCAAGCCAATTGCATCACATACATCTTCGCGTATGCAGACAAATAGAGTACGCTCTCTTGCTTGTGGCACACCAAAATCTGCTGCATTCAATACCTGATATGTAACTTGATATCCAATCTTTTCAAACGAATTGACAAACTCATATAGTTTGCTTTTGGCTTCACCAAACGTGATGCCTTTGACGTTCTCGGCAACGATTACCTTTGGCTTGATCTCTTTTGCGATACGAATGAATTCCAAAAATAGATCTTCAATGGCTTCTACGGTCTTGCCATCAGAGTACTTCTTGATACCTTCTTGAACAAGAAGTTCGCCTTCTTCAATGATATTACCATCATCGTCAAAGTATGACTTGCGTGTATCTGTGACATGTCCAGCCCAACCCTTCTCGCGCTTACCTGCAACAGAGAATGCTGAACACGGTGGAGATCCATCAAGAATATCAAGTTCGCCAGGCTTGAGTCCAGCTGTATCAAGAAAGTCTTTTGCAGTCAATTTCTTGATGTCGCCGGGTATGATCTTGGTGTCAGGAAAGTTCGTTGAGTATGTCTTGATTGCTTCTTCAACGAATTCATTGATTGCGATGATATTACCACCAGCAAGACGATATCCAGTAGAAGAGCCACCGCCGCCAGCAAACGTGGAAATCACATTGAACAATTTACGAGCGGAAGACTTCTTTACATCATCAACGGTATATTTTTGGTACATCACGATATCCTATGATAAAAAACAATCATAACATGATTTAGTCTGTTTGTCTAGAACTATCTATTACTCTATTCCAATAGTTCTCATCATCTTCCACTTTTCTGGCTATGGAATATAGTTTTTGAACATAGTCGATATGTGGATCTTCACCGTAGACATTGATGAGTCTATCTCTCAACCAAAAAAGAAACTCACTATCTTTCATGTCATGCTTCTCCCAGTATCTCCAATCACTTTCTAGCATCTCTGGTCATCTTTATTCTCAATTTGCGTTCTTTTTCTCTTGCCATCATAAGAGTTGTCTTACCAACTCTATCCGTAAAACAAATGCCATCAAGATGATCCATCTCATGCTGAATACATCTAGCGGTCAAGCCTACGAACTTAGTTTCATCCCATTTGCCGCTAACATGCTGATACTTGATCTTGATTTCTTGCGGACGAGAAATCTTGAAAAACAATCTTTTGAATGATAAGCATCCTTCAAGATGATCGTCTTCACGCTCTGATTTCTCAATGATCTCTGGATTGAAAAACACTTGCTTGTTCGTGTTATCATATCCAATGACAAATACACGATATGGTATTCCAACTTGTGGCGCAGACAATCCAAGACCACTATGCTTGAACATCGTCTCAAACAAAGACGATGAGAGATGAATTGGATCAATAGGGGGATTTGCAAAATCAAATGGCTTGCAGATTTGCTTGAGAACTGGATCAGTTGATTTCACAAGATCATAGATTTCATACGGACGAATCGTTTGCGCCGCCGTATTGATTTTTAGCATACCACCTTCTATCATTTTTTACTTTCCTTTATTTTATATCGGACTTTACGAGAATAGATACAATATCTTTGTTTGCCAAGAATGCTCGCGCACGATATGTTTTTGTGTATGTTGCAACATCGTTTTGTTTCGTAAACAAAACAAGATCGTCTTTCAAGATCAAATTGGCAATCTCAAGTGCCATTTTTTCCTTGATGTATTGTTCATAACGCTTTTCATCTTTTGTTATATCTTCAAATTCAGTAACCTTGTGCGTAACAGTAATCATCTTTGTGTCGACAGTCAAAGACTCAAACCGATCATTGCCTTTAGCAAAGTCTTGATAAGTTTGAAGTGTCGCCCGGGGCGAAGTCCAATCAATATTTGATGTCATTTCATTATCCTTGAGAAGTTATTTACCTTTTCAAATCTAACAACTGATCTAAACTTGTCAAAAAGAATATCACCCTTGTGTGAGATCACAAATACATTCGTATCCGTGCTTATGGAATTCAAGATCTTTAGAAGTTCTTCCGTACCATTTGAATCCAGAGAACTATCAAAGATCTCGTCCAACACAAGAAGATTGGTGCTAACACTATTCTTCATCTTTGCTATCGCGCGCCAAGTGAACAATAGCGACAAATCAATCTTCTGCTTCTCGCCTTCAGAAAAATTCTCATAGGAGAATTCGTCACGATGACGACTCTTGATGACTTCCTCAAAGTTCTCATTGATGTTGAAGTTGACAAAGAATTCCATCGAAGCCAAATACTTGTTGATCAGCTTGTTCATGATTGGCAAATATTGCTTGATGATCTTTGTCTTGATGCCACTATCTTTTAGAAGAATGGCAACTTGTTCGTGATGATGCTTGTCATTCACGATCTTCTTTTCTTCTTCATCAAGTTCCAACAACTTGTTTTCCAAGTTCTTCAAGTCATCCGTGTGCGTAGTATCAATCGTTCTATTGGTTTCAATGTTTTCCTTGTCCTTGACAAGACGATCAATATAACCACGAACAGCAGTTATGGTTGCAGTTTTCTTGTGCATTTCCGACGACTTGTCAACTATCTTCTTTGCAATCTTCTTTATCTCGTCAATCCTATCATTGACCTTCTTCATTTCCTTGTCAATATCGCCGAGACCTCTTTTGTACTCCAGAATCTTCTCGTCATACGACTTGATTTGTTCGGCCTTGAAGTCTTCTTCAATTGATTGACGACATGTTGGACAATTATCATTTTCATGATAGAAATCAATATCGGTTTGAGTCTTTGAGATATTGTAGTTGATCTTGACCGATAGATCATTTAGTTTGGACAACTTGTTGTTTGTCTTTCTCTCGTCAGAGATTGACTTGCTCAATTCTTCAATCTCAGCCTGAAGATCATTGTATTCAGTTGTCAATGTTGTTATTTGAACATTGCTATTTGCAATATCACGATTGATCTTTTCAATCTGAATAACATTTGTATTGTCCAATTCTTCAATCAACTTCTTGGTCGATTCAATCTTCACCTTAGTCAATTCACGACGATGTGAGACATCATTCATCATGTCCTTGAGTGCAACAAGTTTCTGCTTGAGCACAGCATTCATGGACGAAAAGATTTGAATATCCAAAAGATCTTCAATGATTGCACGACGATCAGATGCAGACAACTGCATGAATGGCACGAATGTAGATGAGCCAAGAACAACGATCTGCGTGAACGATTTGAAATTCATCTTGAGAATGAACTTCTCCAGGTGTTCTTGGTAGTCTCTGGATGAAGCATCCTGATTGACAAGTTGATCGTCGCAATAGATTTCAAATTTCCCCGGCTTTATGCCACGAACAATCTTGTATGACTTTTTTCCGATCTTGAACTCAATCTCTACAACACAGTCTTTTTCATTGACGCTATTCAATAGCCCTGGTTTGTTGATGCCACGAAATGGCTTACCAAATAGCGCGAAAGTCAACGCATCCAAGAGTGTTGACTTTCCGCTACCGTTGTTACCCACGATCAATGTCGTGGATGACTTGTTGAGTTTTATCTCCGTGAAGTCGTTTCCCGTACTGAGAAAGTTCTTCCAACGGATGGTTTCAAAGAAGATCATACTTTTTCCAAATTTACCGCTTCAAGATACAACTCTCTAAGAATAGACTTGAGTTTGTCCGATGATTCCATTTGAAGACCGTCTACATACTTGTCTAGTATGGTCATCGTATCTTCACCTTCATTTATTATATCGTCATCAGCACCATTTGTCAATTCGGAAAAGTCTTCCACGATGCTTATGTCCAATGGTGCAGCATCAGTCAACTTCTGCATGAATCTCTCAAATAGAAATGGATTGGTCTTGTTTAGCACCAATACTTTCACATATGTTCCAGAATATTGTGAAAAATCAATCGTCTTCAACTTATCAAAGTCCAAATCACTCTTGTCGTCATATGATATCTTGTAGAACATCTGATATGGATTTTCTACAAATGACAACTCTCTGGTGTTTGTATCAAACACATGAAAGCCACGCTTGTCACCATAGTCTGCCCATGTCATTTGATATTGATTTCCGAGATATGTGATATGACCATCTGATGACTTGTGATGAAAATGACCAGACAATACAGTTTCAAACTTGTCGAACACGGAACGACTCATGCCATCATGGCAAATATTACCACGATCCATTTCAAATCCAGCAATCTCCAGATGCCCAAATGCTATCTGTGCTCTACTGGACTTGATATGCTCAACTGTTCTCTGATGATTCTCGACATTGATCCATGGCAATAAACAAATCTCAACACCATCGACAACTATGTCGCGCGGTTCTTTATAAACTTGAATGTATTCATTCTGTTCAAACAATTCTTCAATCGCATTGATGTCGTTCGTGTTCTTGTATGGCACATCGTGATTTCCCACCAAGACATGCAGCTTGAGATCCATGTCTTTCATGCGACCAAAGAACTTGTTTCTCCAGCGATTGAGAATCACATAATTGATGAACTTGCGCCGATCAACGATATCGCCAAGATGAAACACAGTGGTGATATTATTCTCTTTCAAGTATGGAAAGAAAACATTATCCCAAAAACGAAAAAAATAATCATCAAACGCAAGAGAGTCATTTCTTGCGCCTGCATGAGTATCGTTGATGATGGCAATCTTCACTTAGATACTCTCTTGAACGGAGTCACATTTTTATTTGCTTTTGTATATTCAGCATCATACTTGACGATCTTTTCATCAATCAAATCGCGCATTCTGGCAAGACGTTGACGAAACGGTTGACGACGCCACACATCTTGGTTTGAATCCAACATGTTCTTGATCAAGTATTCTATTGATGCTGGTAGTGGCTCCTGTTCAGCCATTGGTATCTCCTTCGTAAAACTTTTCTATTCCTACTTTCTTGGACGACTTTTCTTTCTTTACCTTGCGTGTCTGTTCAAAGTTCTCTATGAACTCTGCCATGTTGTCGTAGATCTCTTGACCTTTGACGATATTAGATTTGAGTTCAGATCCCAATAATTCAAGATCCTCACCAGTAATTTCATCAAATATTCTTGAGTTCTCCAAAGACTTGTATTTCACATACTGTTGTTTCTTCTCTTTAGATATTCTACGAATGAATGCATAATACACTATTTGCGTGAAGTATGCAAAAGGATTCTTTGATTTCTTTGGATCAAAGTTCTCGAAATACATGAGACAATTTTCAATCGCATCGGCTATCATCTCATCACGATACGAATAGTTCGCAAAGTTGGGACGATACGATAGATGTTCCGCAATCTTCATGAAACATTCGCCTATGTAGTTTGGTATGGGCGGTTTGTTTTCCTTATTGCGTTTTGCTCTTCGCACATCTTTCTGGTACTTGACCAGAACTGCTAGGAACTCATTGTTATCTATGTAGTGATTGGATGGGGTTTTTTTCATGACGATTTCTCTTGACTTTCACTTGACAAAGCGGTACATTTGTAATGTTCAGCTCAATGCAATAGTTTTCTATTACTACTCAGTAACTTCATGAGACTTGAATATGCATCGGTTGATGCTTCTTCACCGTCTTCATCTGTTGTATCTGCTGGCTTGATACACTCCTTGTAGAATTCCTTTATTCTAACAGAGGTGCTGCAGATGATGAGCGTTTCTTCCTTATCAATAACAAAGGAAGATACATCCACGAAATCAGATGGTACCCATTCATGAAATGAAAGAGAAATACGTCCAGTCTGATCTGCATATTGACGCACAGCCATAGGATTCTCAAGGGTAACATTCTTTCCCTTTATTGAGGTATTGGAGATGAGATCCGTACCATTCTTTAGTTTTATATAAAGTATTTCCATGGTTATACCTTGAGTTCTATGTTATATAGTTTGTATTCAAAACGCTCTTCATTGTATATTCTAACACGATCCCGGAAATGTTTCAAGGTAAAGTTCTCATGTTTCTTGTATCGTAGATCATCAGCTATATCAAAAAGTACAGCCTTTTTCTTGTTGTCACCAAGTCTCAATCCACGACCAATGGACTGCAGATTGCGAATGCGACTCTTGGATGGTGAGGCAAAGATGATGTTGTGAAGATTGCGAACATTGATACCAGTGGAGAATGTGCCATATGATGCAACTATGATTGCATTGTTTTCCTTTTCAACGATTGCACGAATCTCTTCTCTGGTTTCCGTTTCTGTTCCACCATGGACAAAAAAGACTTTTCTACCTTCAGCTTTTTCTTCAATCAATTTATGCAATCCTTTTCCATGATTGTCAACATATTGGAAAAGAATGAGAGTATTGCCCTCAAGCGATAGAACAAGATTCCGAATGAACTTGTTTCGTGCATCGCTCGTCACGATATATTTCATCTCGTCAATATATTTTGCATCCTTGAGAAGACGAGAGATCTCTTCTGGATATTTTAGGACGAGACACTTGATCTCAAAGTCGGACAGTTGTTTCTTGTCAATAAGTTCTTTTGTGGTTACTGTCTTGCGTACAGGACCAAACAGACCTTCAAGAACAAGTTTGTGCGTCTTTGTTCCATCAAGTGTTCCAGTCATGCCAATGCGTAGAGAAGCATTGTCTAGATTGGTCATGATCGTTGTGAGCGACTTGGCCTTGAAGTTATGTGCTTCGTCTCCGATAACCCATTCATAATTGAAATAGTTTTTTGGCAAAGTATATAGAGATTGCCAAGTAGATATTGTCACAAGTTTATCGGAAGACTTTTCACGACCAGAATAGATTCTATGAATATTATCTTCAACACTCCAACCATTTTTCGTTGAGTAATCTTGGAAATCTGTATATAACTGCTCAACTAGAGATGTCGTAGGAACAATGATCAATCCTTTTTTATCTTGATCTGTCATATGTCGCGTGATAAGATATGCAATAAGTGATTTACCTGATGCTGTTGGAGATATCAACATTTGTCTACGATTACGAATACAATGTGCAAATGCTTCTATTTGATAATCTCTAGCCTCAATATCCTTGTTGCGGCTTTGTATTTGCAAAGACTCAGCATATTCTTTTGCTTCATGCAAAGAGAAAGAAGTTGTTTGAAGAACCTTGTCATCAAAGATAATCTTGTAGTTGCGTTCTTCGGCAAAAGATTGTAGATGCGGTATTAGACCATAATAGAGAGTAGAATCTCTAGTGTCATACATGCGTATCTTGCCGTCCCAGAGACGATTGCGAAACGCTGGAGTAAATTGATATCCTGGAACATAGAATGTGAAGTAGTCAGAAATTTCCCGTGCGACACTACGCTCGCAAGAGATCATTATGTATGCTTCATTCTTTTTTGCAACGATTATTTTCTCAGACACCTTGCGTAAACTTCTGCCATTCTATAGCATTCTTCAAATTGAATGAACGCTGGTGGATTTCCTTGATGATCTTTTCGCAACAGTCAACGAAAAGTTCCGTATATGATAACTTGTTCTTGATCTCAAGAACGTCATCGTCACCATCAATCATGGTGCCAATGTCGGCGCGAAGATACTTTTCACGCATGGGTTCCCAACCAAGTTGCTCAAGTTCTTCTGTGCCATTGAGTTTGCCATCATAATATCTCCATTTCAACTTGGTCAATTTGTTGAGATCAAACTGAAGTTTCTGTTCGCGCATCTTCTGATGCTTATATACTTCTATGTATTTGGCATGTAGAGACGATAGACGAATGGACTCTGTGCCCAACTCGGTGCTATCAATCTGTGAATCTTTCTTCCATGCTTCCATCAAGTCATCAATGTTTCTGATCATAATCCACCATTCTTGGAAATATAGTGACTATACACTATAAATCAAAGAATGTCAACATCAAAATAGTTATATCGGAATGTTGCAGAAGCTGTTAGTGTCATGCTTGCATCCATCGTGTAATCAAATGAGACTGAAGATACCATGGTAGGAAAACAGTCTCTAAATGTTATACGAATATTCGGTGTATTCTTATTTGACATTATCGTCATGATTGCATCTGATACAGTGCCACCATAGTCTTGATTGTCTTTCAATAGACGACGATACTGTTCAAAGTTTTTAGGAAATGTAAGTCCAGTTATCCAGTTGTGCATCTCCAACCACGAACGAAGATCTTCATCTACCATGAAAGTCAAATCCAATGGTTCATATTGAACTTTGTCACCATGTACATATAGATCTACAAATGGAGTGTTTTGCACAATTTCTGACATTGACAAACCAGGTAGATTGAACGTTTGGCAAAAATAAGTCAAGTGTGGCATTCTTGTGAATGTCAACTGAAATTTTGTTGGTTGTAGAAAACTTGTATTTTCTGGTTGCTTGTTTAGTTTTGCCATGTTTTACCTCTACGATATTTATAAACAAAAAGAGGGGGAACCGAAGTTCCCCCTCAAGTTGTAGTCTTGCTTTCTTTTTGTTCTTAGAATTACATCAAGTTTGTAACTCTGAAGATACGATAGTAGTTGTTTGA